ATTCTTGTGGCTCAAAAGCATCGGTTGAACCAAGAAGAATTTGCAAAGCAGAACGGCATCGACCAGCGGAGAAACAACGAGCTAAGGTCATTACGATCAGGGCTCAAAGAACAAAAGCGGATCATCGCGGAAACCATATTGGCGAAGCGAAGCACTAAAAAGGTTTGGCGTTGCTCACGTTGCGGCGATCTGCTTGCGGTCAAGCGTTGTTTAGCTTGCGAATTGGAGATTGCTCGTGGATGATTTCGCGATCAACGAATGGTTCGCCGAGCGGGCTTGCATAAAAATTGCCGACTCTGGATTGACGGATAACGAGGCGATACGGCAGGCTTATCACGAAACAAAATTGAAGTTCGGAGAAGTAACCGAACAAGTTAAATCTAAATATCGAAAGGCGGTGGGTCTTGAGTAGAAAATGGCAAGTCGGGCCGGTTAAACTGGCTAACGGCGAGGATGCTTTCATTGATGCGATCAATGAGGGGCAGGAGGGTTATCGATACACCGGGAGAATGAAACTTTACAACCAATGGACAGCGGTAGGTTGGGACGAATCTGGCCGTAAAATGTATTCAGAAATTGACAGTCCAGGAAACCTCGCCCCTCCACCAAAAAAGAAGTTGCGGGTCAAATACTCGTTAGTGGTTTATTCAAATGGTGGACTATGCAAATTTGCAGACAAAGCCGAAGCGGTTACCGAAGCGAAGCAGCGAGGTTTCGCGCTCATTGAGATTGATCGAGAAGTCGAGGAAGGGGAAGGGCTATGAGCAGGATTCATATTTACCAAGCGAAGATCGTTGAGGTCATCGACGGTGACACGTTCGACCTGATGATCGATCTTGGCTTCAATACGTTCACAAAGCAGCGAATGCGACTCTACGGCATCGATGCACCTGAGATGAGGACGCAGGCGGGAAAGGATCTTGCGTGGGCTCTTGCGATGGAGTATCCGCTAGAGCGTACTGTCATCGTCCAATCCGTTCATGCCCCAAAGAGCAAGCAGTTTCGCGACAAGTACGGGAGGTTTTTGGCGATCATCTATGATGCGTGGCCGATTGCATCCAGACCGATCAGCAACGGCGACAAAATCAGCGAGGTTGCTGGTTGTTCGCTAAACGCTCGGCTCATTAACGATGGGCTGGTTAAGGAAAGGTATTGGTAGGTGACACCGGAACGCATGATAGAGATCGAGCAACATGCTCGACGGTTTGGCTCTGCTAATTGCTGGACAGGCACTAGCGGGACATTGGCTACTATGATTATCGAGTTGCTCAAGGTCATTCTGGATCTTGAGGCTCAAAAGGATGGTTCTTTAACGGAGGTTGATAAAGATGAATTACGATGAGTTTATTAGGTCGAAGTCGCAATGGCGTAGCCAATGCGGTATCGATCCAGGAGAGTTGCAACCGTGGCTCTATGATTTCCAGGCCTACTTGGTCGATTGGTCTTTGCGTCAAGGGCGATCAGCGATCTTTGCTGATTGCGGAATGGGTAAGACTGCGATGCAGTTGGCATGGGCTCAAAAGATTATCGAGCATCGAAACAAAGCTGCGTTGATTGTTACGCCAATTGCCGTAGGTGCTCAAACGATCCAAGAGGCGGAGCGTTTTGGAATTGAAGCCAAAAGGTCTCGCGACGGGAGGTTTGATGGTTCGCCTTGCGTATGGGTTACTAACTACGAACAGTTGCACAAGCTTAACCCTCGCGACTTTGCGGCTGTCGTATGCGACGAGTCGTCAGCGATCAAAGACTTCAAAAGCGAACGCAAAGACATTGTTGTTGAGTTTCTTCGGACTGTCGAATTTCGATTGCTTTGCACAGCTACGGCGGCTCCTAATGATTTTTGGGAGCTTGGGACATCGAGCGAAGCTTTGGGCCTAATGGGATTTCGCGACATGATAACCAAGTTTTTTAAGCAAGAAACGTCTAAGGATCATCATGGATGGGGTCGGACAAAGTATCGCTTTCGCGGTCATGCAGAGCAACCGTTTTGGTCTTGGGTTTGTTCTTGGGCTCGATCAATTCAGAAGCCCGAGGATATTGGGTTTGATGGATCTAGGTTTGTTCTTCCGAAGTTAAACGAGATTGAACACGTTGTTGAATCCGCAAGACTTCGCGATGGCTTTCTGCTTGCGTTGCCTGCGAGAGACATGCAAGAGGAAAGAGAAGAGCGCAGGCGAACAATGCCAGAGCGTTGCGAAATGGCCGCCGAGATTGTTCACTCTCACGAAGGATCATCGGTTCTTTGGTGCGAACTCAATCCCGAGGGCGACATGCTAGAAAAGATGGTTTCCGATTCGGTTCAAGTTTCAGGAAGCATGAAGGACGAGGAAAAAGAAGAGGCTCTGATTGGCTTTGCAAACGGTCAGATTAAGCGATTGATAATCAAGCCGAAGATTGGAGCGTGGGGTCTTAACTGGCAGCATTGCCATAACGTGACAGTGTTCCCTTCGCACTCGTTTGAGCAATACTATCAAGCGGTTCGACGTTGCTATCGCTTTGGGCAAACAAAGGATGTCACTGTAAACATCATCGCAAGCGAAGGCGAGCGAGGGATCATCAAGAATTTACAAAGGAAACAAGAGCAATCGCGTCGGATGTTTCGTGAGCTATGTAAGCACATGAACGACGCAATGCACATTGTAACGCAAGATTATTTCCCAGAGAAAGAGGAGATGCCATCATGGCTGTAAACGAACAAGTAATCAAAGACAACTACGCAATTTACAACGGAGACTCGGCTGAGTGGATCAAAACAATACCAGATGAGTCCATCGGGCTATCGGTATACTCTCCACCATTCGCAACCGAAAACGGTGGATGTCTTTACAACTACTCAAGCAGTGTTCGGGATCTTTCTAACGCAAGAACCTACTCAGAGTTTTTTGACCACTACGCATTTATCGTTGAGAATATCGCAAGGGCCACAAAGCCCGGTAGGATCACGGCGGTACATTGCATGGACGTGCCAAAACAAGGTGCGAACATTTGCGGATACACCGACTTTCCAGGCGATATCGTCCGACTGCACGAAAAGCTAGGGTTCGACTACTTGCCAAGAATTTGCATCTGGAAAGAGCCGTTGGCTGTGCGTAATCGAACAATGGCTAAGGCTCTTGCGCATCGTCAGATCTGCGAGGACTCAACCTTAACCAATGTTGCGGCGGCGGACTACTTAATACCGTTCCGCAAGAAGGGTATTAATCCAGAGCCGGTAACGCACGAAACTGGATTGCACGAATACTACGGAGAGCGTGAGATTCCATCGGAGTTGCATCGATACAAGGGACACACTGGAAAGCAGACCGAGAATCGATACTCTCACTGGATATGGCGAAACTATGCTTCTTGTTTTTGGGACGACATTCGGCTTGATCGAGTGTTGCCATACGAGGAAAGCAAAGACGAAGGTGATGAACGGCATCAGCATCCGTTGCAGCTCGATGTCATACAGCGATCGGTTGAGCTTTGGAGCAATCCAGGCGATGTTGTGCTGACTCCATTTATGGGAGTGGGCTCTGAGGTTTACGGTGCTGTGGCTCTCGGTCGTCGCGGTATTGGTTGCGAGTTAAAGCCGAGCTACTTCCGACAGGCGGTCAAGAATCTTGCGAGCATTCAAACGCAAGCAAGGCAAGACTTACAGCCAACCTTATTCGATTGATCCTTCTCAGGTCGGTTCGCCTCGGCTAGGTGCTTGCTATCTGCGATCTGCAAGAGTCCGGCCAAATGAACTGGTGCGCGGTACGAGCCGGGTTAATCACCTAATCGACCGTCGGTAGGTAAGTGGCTAATCTCCACACTGCCTACCACAGGGCCGTCCGTTCGAGAGGGCGGGCGGCTCTTTTTAAGTTTCGTTTCAATGGTTTTTTGGAGGGCTTATAGATGGCTGCTACGATGGAACGCATTCAAATACCAGTGTTCAGCTTGTGCAACATTAAGCATTTCATGGATGCTTGGACAGAATACTTTTGCGTCTATAAAGGTGTTTTAGTTTTTTTCGATGAGGATAAAGACACAAGGATTTTTGATTTCCTCGATTCGATGAGCGACGATTATAGAGACAGGCTTTTTGCAGTCGGCGAACGCAAAGCTGGATTGAGCATGGTATGGAAAGGTACGATTCCTAAACAATACCAAGAAGAATCTGAAATTGATGTTCGCGGCGATACTTGGACGGTTTGCGAAGCCCATAGATATCTTGAATGCAGTCCAGCTTCTCGACTTGTTAAACCGCCGTTCATAAAGGTCGATCAAAAGATTTGCGTGGTCAGAGGCGATACCTACATGATACGCAGATGGCTTTCGCAAGTTGGGTTTACTTTTGACAAGGAAGCTAAAGCATGGACGCAAACGGTTGATGTTGATGCGATGGGTCGAGGCTTGTTTCGATTTAAATACTCAAGTAAGCAAATAGCTTGGGATCTTTCTGAATTCATCGACGAATGCCCCGATTGGGACGAGCGACGAAAGCTAACAGTCGCTTTTGAGTAGTTTTAATTTCCCCGTATTTGTAGTATTTTCTAAGCGTGAAAACATGGATAAAATGATGGCGTTGGTTGCTACCCAACGCAAAACAAAAACAATCCCAGCCGGTTTCTGTTGGCGCGTCTGCGCCAGGGGTAGCAGCCTGAATACCGGCTGGGATTTTTCCAAGGAAGGCTCAAGCTGCTATGGCCGGTGATTGGATAAAATTTGAAATATCCACCTCAGAGAAACCGGAAGTTTGGGCGATGGCTCAGGCTCTTGGGATCGATGCTGATGCAGTGGTCGGAAAGCTGCTGCGAGTATGGGCATGGTTTGACCAACAGACTCCAGACGGTAACGCAGCGAGCGTTACCTCAGCGTTACCGTCGCGTTACCAGGGCGTTACCTCAGGCGTTACCAAAGCGTTGCTAGATCGTCGAGTCAGCGTTACCGGATTCTGCGATGCGATGATTTCCGTCGGCTGGATGATCGAGTCAGAAGGTGTTGTCAGCCTACCAAACTTTGATAGGCATAACGGAAAGACTGCAAAAACGCGAGGATTGACCGCAAAACGGGTCGCAAGTCACAAGGCAAAAAGTAACGCTGGTAGCGTTACCTCCAGCGTTAGCGATGCGTTACCTAGAGAAGAGAAGAGAAGAGAAGAAATAAATACCCCCTTACCCCCACAGGGGGAACCCTCGAAGCCATCAAAGCGAAAACCGAAAACCACTCAGGGAGAATGGATCATCCCTCAAGGAATGAACCAAGCTAAGATCCTAGAGGCTCTAGGTCACTTTGAGGAAATGCGCAAGAGCAAGGGCAAGCCAATTGCCAACCGTGAGAATCTATCCAGGATCTTTTCATCGTTCGACGATGAAGCTCACTTGCTCTACGCGATTACCTTTGCAACCGCCAACGAGTACCAAGGCATTAAGGTTGACTACAGGCCTCCATTGCAACCAGGTTTACCCTTCGCCCAGGATCCTCGTCGGAAGCCTCTTGATGTTCGTCCAGAAAGGTGCTTCAAATGATCGAGCAAACTTTGAAGGACGAAGAGAACCTACTCGGCGGGATCCTTTGCAATCCAGAGACGATCTACCAGGCGGCGGAGTTCGTTGACTCGAAGTCGTTTTTGTCTGACGGATTCGGGCTGGTGTTCCAAGCAATTCAAACGATGCTGCAAATTGGCGTACCGATCACTCGATCCAATGTCGCGGTCGAGCTTGTTCGGGTCAAAGCGGTTGACGCTATCGGAGGCCCTAAGAGGCTCATCGAGTTGCTGACGGATGGTCAACCGCATCACGTTTCTTACTACGCCGAAATCGTCGCAAAGCACTCGAAGCGGCGTAACTTGATGGCGTTCATTGATCGGATTAAAGCAAAGTCGATCGAGGCTAATTGCGATCCTATGGAGCTCGCTGGCGAAATGTCTCAGGCTCTTGGTATCATGGGTGGCGAAAGCGATCAGCAAAAGCAGATCGGTAAGCTTGTGATTGACTTCTTGGAAGATTGCGAGCGTATCAAGACCGATGGCGGACAAATGGTTTTTGCGACCGGCATCGAGCCTTTAGACTCAGCTCTCGATGGAGGCTTTCCGGCTGGTACGATCACGATCGGGGCTCGGCCATCAATCGGGAAATCGGCTTTCGGTTCGGAGGTCTGCTATCGGATGGCGAAATCATTTGGCAAGCCGACTTTGTTTGTCAGTCTCGAAATGAACTTTCGGCAGATGGCATCGCGGTTTGTTCTTCGCGGGTCTAATATGCGGGTTAGCGATCTGAACCGGCTTAGCTACACCAACGAGCAACTTGACGCAGCGATGACTAAGGCTCTCCAAGACTCGGACACGCCGATGGAATTCTGGCACAAGCCATCGGGGACAATTGCACAGATTGAGGGACGCATAAGATCCGACGTGGCTAGGCGTGGCTGTCGATGCGTTGTAGTGGACTACCTTCAATTGATTCGGGCTCCAGGCTACAGCGATCCAAAGCTTCGCGTTTCGTTCGTCATGAAAGAGCTTGTTCGGATCAGCAAAGAATTGATGATTCCGGTTGTCGTTTTGGCTCAAGTTGGCAGACAGGCAGAAGGTACCATGCCAACGCTAAGCGACCTAAAAGAATCTGGGAGCGTTGAGGAAGATTCGGATACGGTTATTTTGCTGCATCGCGAAAAGCGGGATTCGGAAGAATTGCTTTGCGAGGTGGCGAAACAACGGAACGGAGAAATCGCAAAGCTTACGTTAGCGATGCGGAACGGTGTTGTAATGGCGGTCAGCGAAGTAGCGACCGAATTTCATAATGACTTTGTAGGGTATTAAAATGGCTGAAGAAAGAAAATACGATCCGAGTTTTGTTCAGTTCCGAAGGTACGCAGAGGCGGCGTTAGCTGGTATCGATCACGGCAATTTGGATTACGACGTGACGGCTCGAATGGCTTTCACTCAAGCGACCGAAATGATGATGATGGAGCAATTCTATTTCGAGCAATACAGCTTGCAGTTCCTTCAAGAGACTATTCGGGTTGCAAGAGCCAAGCATGGCATCGAAGAACCAAGCGAACCATCGAAGGTGTTCTGATGAAGCTATCCGAATACTTTGCGAACATCGAGGACCTCAAGTCTGAGAACAAAGACCTTCGCAAGCAGCTAGAGCGAACGAGCCGAAAGCTGACCGAATCTCAGGCAAGAACAAAAGAGTTATTCGACGCACTACGAGCCGTCGTTAATAAAGATCATCCAGCGTTAAGGGGGAAGAAATGAAAGTCGGCGATAAGGTTTGGGTGTTGTGCGAGGTGGATTTTGTTTACACGGCCACATCGAGAATAGAGGTAAAGTATGATGGTTTTGAATTCAGCCCGATGTTGTCAGACTGCAAACCCGTCGAGCAGGAATCGAAGCAACGGCAAGACGACGGAGACATACTTGATGGTTGCTGCGGCTGGAATCACCCTGGCGAGCCCAAAGCAGTTATTAAGGAATCCTTAACAACTGAATCCAACTCTCCAAAGATTCCGGGTAGTTCGGGCGAGCCGATTCAAGTCGGCGATGCGGTGCGATTCGTTTGGCCGGGGCATAATTGGCACAGAACGGAGGGCACGATTATATCAACTATAAGCGATCCGAGCATCTTTGTAGACATCAAAGAGTACCCGTATCGATTTAAGTCTGATTGCGGGGCATTTGAACGGTGGTGCTCAGCCGATCAGCTCAAGCGAATCGACAAGGCCGATCCAGTCAACCCATCGCACTACAAGCAGTTTCCGGCTGAGGTGATCGACATCATCGAAGCGGCGATTGCCGATGCGCCAAACAACAAAGCGGCGGGATTGC